TAACTGTGGATCATTGAACAAAGATATACCCATCAAGAACTGACTCAAATCATAGATTGCAAAGTCAGTAGGAAATACTTCCTCACCTGTAAATTTTGCTAGAATGTTTTCTGCGTTAGATATGGTTCTAACTGTTGAACCTTGACGAAATACAATTGATGAATTGATAGTCGAAAAGTTTTTAAGAACGTCTAATGTTTTTTTAGATAGTGTTACTTTACTCATTTGTCATAATCTACTGAAAAGGTTGTAGGTGTGTTAGCGTTTAACTCTGCTGCTCTAGCAGACTTATCGCTGAAGTGTAGAAGGAGAACTGCGTAGTGAACTATTTTGAATAGATCTTTTCTTGCTGTTCCCTTTCTATCATACCTCGAAGCATATTTCAAAATGTTAGACCTACAGAATGCTTCAGCATCACCAACAGAATCAATGAGATCCAATGTTTGGATTCCATGTTTGCTGTAGTGTGCACCGTAGGTGCTAGAGATATACTCTGAGATCTGTTTCAAGATCTCTTGTTCATTGTATTTCAATTCTCACTCCAGACATGATCTATGTCACTATGATAGCATTGAAATTCATTTCCGTCAAGGTCAACAACATTTATTTTATGTGTTGCCTTCCACTCGTCTCCTCCGTCTCCTATGATGCGAACACTCCTACCGTCTTTAAGACGGAGGATGTGTCCAAGATAACCATCAAACGGTTTGCTCATCTTTTACCTCGTTAGGAACTACATCTGCATCTATCTTATCATATAATTCTAAGAATGATTGCTTTGTTTCCTCATCAAAACGATTGGTGCAAACTTTGATTGCTTTCATACGATCATGCCAGATAGCAAATGCTCTAACGATGTGTACAAGTCTACGTGTTGAGATAACTTCATCAACACCACCATCGTTGAATGTTCTACGGATGATGTCTGCCCAGTTTGCGAGATGAGAACAGAACTCTTTGTCAAGAACAGCAAGTGATGTTGCTGCTTTCTCAAGAATCTTTGTCTCTGTAGCAACAGTAGGATACTCTTGCTCGAATGTCAAGGCAAATCTCTCAAGGAATGCTTCGTTCAATACGTTAGTACCGATGAATCTACCATCTTCAGAACCTTTACCCTTTGTATTTGCTGTAGCAAATATGTTGAAACCAGGACGACGCTCTACATAGCGACCTGTCTTCTTCAAGAATAAACCTTTACCTTCTAGAACAGATTGTAGACAAAGTATCTTGTTAGATGCTAGGTCAACTTCGTCAAGAAGAAGGATAGCACCTCTCTCAAGTGCTTCGATGACAGGACCGTTGTGCCATACTGTCTCACCGTTGACAAGTCTGAATCCACCGATAAGATCGTCTTCATCTGTCTCGATAGTGATGTTGACTCTAATAAGTTCTCTCTTGAGATTAGCACATGCTTGCTCTATACCAAGAGTCTTACCATTACCAGATAAACCTGTGATGAATGTAGGGTAGAAGATACCTGATTGAATAATCTTCTTGACATCAGGGAAGTTACCGAATGGAACAAAGTTAGGATCTTTGCTAGGAACTAAGTTCTCTGCAATAGCAGGAGATGCAGAAGGAGCATTGTAAGTGATCTCAAGTTTTTCTTGGATAGTGAGATCCCACTTACCAATACCTTGTTTGTACTGTTTAAGTCTTTTCTTTACTGTAGCGAGTGAACAATTAAAATGCTCTGACGCTTGGAATAAATTTTTTGTGTTAACTTCTGTACCGAAGTTTTCTGTCAAGTATGTAACAAAGTCTTCAGTTGTTACAGGGATAGGAGCGAATGGCATTTTAAAATTTGTTGTTGTTGTACTTAGTATAATGGATAGTTAGGGGTGTTGCCACCCCTAGTGGACAGTTTGTTAACTGACTTTACTTACGAATGCGTTAAGTAGTTTTTTGTTAACAGATTTGTTAGCAAGCATTTTTTTGAATGCTCTGGTGATGTCACCTTTTTTAGCATTGTCTTTTACAACGAACTCTGTGTCATTGTCAAGTGCTTTGTTATTGATAGCATAGAGTTCAGTGAATCCTGCAGGACTCTTGATAACTGCAGACTTCTCTTTCTTCCACTGCTTTTGAATCTCAGCATAGTTGCACTCTGGTGAACCATAGTTAGAAACAAAATTCATAAGAGAACTACCTGATAAGATACGGAACCCAAGAACATTTACATCAGGGTTACGATCACGTAATTGCTTGAGGAAAATGTTGGTGGTCGTAGCATATGTGAACTGTTCGTATGTACGTCCAGTTGTGCGGTCACGTAATGCTACACCGTAGTCAATACGACGTGCACGGATTACAACCTCACCCTCACCTCTGTCATACTCAGCACCATAAGAACTGGTACATGCTTCGCCATCAGTTAGGATACAGACGTTTACTTTTTGTAAACTATTATCTTTCTTGAATGTAGGAAGAATGTGGTTGAGCATAAGGATTGACTCATTCAATGGAGTTCCAGATAAACCAAGACCTATTGTTGATGAGTATGAACCATATCTTCTGTGCTTAGATGCTTCACGAAATAGATTTAGACACATACGCTCGTAGTCTTTACCATTAGAACGTGATGAAACAAAGTTCATTAAGTAGAACCATTTGTCAATGTAGACCTTGTTCTTCTCTAGATCTTTTTCATCAACATCGTAGTAAGAACGATAGTATGGAGTATCTTGTTCTATAGTAACATCATTGTCGATAGCACGTTGTGCTGCACCCCACTCATTTGTGAAAGCATATACTTCAAAAGGTATTTGTACTTTCTTACAGAATGAAGTTAGGTTGATCAATTGCTTTACAGTAGCAAGCAACTCATAGCACATTGAACCAGACCAATCAAGAACAAAGATCATGCCATGATTTTTACCATCAGGAATAACTGTAACTCTCTTGAATAGATCTTCGTTGTACTTGTATGTGTGAAGCATACCTGTGTTTAAAACACCTGTCTTAGCAGTAGAAGCACGTGCATATGCATCAGCAGATTTACGACACTCAAACTCTTTGACCATGTAGTTTACTTCTTTCTGAGATTGCTTACGAAACTTTCTGTAGTCTTCATCAACATCAGTAAAGTCGTCTCTATCATCTCTCTGAGAGTCAATCCAGTTATGAATTGTTTTCCAATCTACAACGTGCTTAGAAGTGTCAACATTCTCTGGTATCTCGACGTAAGTAGTTGGTTGACCGTGATCAGTGGAAGAAAGATTTTCTTGTGCTTCATTGAATGCTTGCTGTGTAGAAGAACTTTCAATACCACCTTCACTATCTTCACCTTCACCATCTAGTAAGTCATCTAGTAACTCATCATCGTCAGGTTCTGTCATGTTACCATCTTCATCATACCAATCATCTTGAACATCTTCTAGGTCTGCTCCTGTTGAAGAACCACCACTTCTGTCACCTTTAATATCTACTTGTAATTTACCGAAACCATCTTCGTCATCAGACTCTGTATCGCCACCAGTGGAAGATGGAGTTTGAGAAACAGGCACTTCAACTTTCTCATTCTCATCTTCTTGTGTCTTGGCATAGTTATAAACATCTTGTGCAATCTTACACACTTCATCAAAAGTCTCAGCAAGGTCAGCACGAGCAACAAACACATACTCAGCACCTTCAAAAGGCATCATAGCGTGAGCACCCAACTTGAAATGTAGATTGATACGATCAATAAGAGATAACTCTGTAAGGTCTTTTTCAAAGATCTGGAAGAAGTCTTTGTCGTTGAGTTCTGTGTAACCACCAACAAAAGATTTCTTAAGACCAGGATACTTACGCTTCATGAGTTTCTCGATACGAGCATCCTCAATAACGTTGACGTAATCTCTTGGGCAAGATACTTGCTCTGTGAAGTCTACGTTAGGTGTGAACAATGCATGTCCTACCTCATGACCTACAAGCATGTCATACACGACGTCAGATGCTTTGTCCCACTTTGGAAGAACTAGGACTCTAGTATCAACATTGAAGTATGCTGTAGGTGTTTGTTTGTGCTCGACAACAAGGTTCTCTGTTGCGAGAAGTCTTGCTAAATTACCTTTGATTTCTTTGTTTGCCATGTGCCTTTGTTTTGTATATACACATGATAACAGATATTTTCTCTATGAAACCAGTGAGTGTGTAACTTCGTTAACTGTCACACCCAATGTAGAATAGTTCTTACTCTTCTCTACTGTTATAGTTCTATCAAACTTATCATCTAAATTTTGTTTATGACTAATTACATATACTTTTGTGTTCTCATCAAAATTTCTCAAGATATATCCTAGATCAGAAGTACCAGTTTGGTCTAGTGATCCATCAAATATCTCATCTAAGATAAGTAAATTAGTATCGACGCTATTCTTAAGCTTAGCAATACTACGCCAAGTGAGCAGAAGAGCAATATCAATGCGAGCTTTTTCTCCTTCGCTGAACGAATCATATGAAAATACATCCCTATATCTACTCTTAATTATTTCTTCAAAGTTCTCATCAAGGGTAAAATTGACATAAAACTCCATCCTTTGTAAGAAATCGTTAATTAACTTATTCATTGTAGGTAGATAAGTCTTGATAATCCTAGTCTTTATCCCATTATCCTTAAGTAGTTGTCCTGCAGTTGTCAGGACATCACCATCTTTCTTTAGGTCAGCATATTGTCTAGAGAAATTCTTTTTATCTTTTATGAATGTTTCTAATTTATTATACTCTGCCTTCTTATCAGGATTAGTTCCTTCCAATTCCTTTATCTCATTTTCAATATCAGTTATCTGTTTTCTGATAGTCATGAGTTGAAAATTAGTCTGACTAATAGTTGTATTAATATTATTAACTTCAGTTGACAACTCAGTAAATTTTTCTAATCTCTGTTCTTCTTGTTCTATTGCTTCTAGTAGTTCGTCCTTACCAATACTGATGTCTTTTATCTTATCATCTAAATCATCTGTCATAGTAGCAACAAATTCTTTTTCGAGTTCCTGAGAACAAGTAGGACAGACATCATGGTCTTCAAAAAACTTACGATCTTTCTCGCATGTGTTCAACTTATGTGTCAACTTTATTAAAAACGTGTTCAACTTCTTCAACTTCTCACTGGACTTAGAATACTCTTTCATTTCTTTATTAAGTCTTTCGATTTGTTGTGTGAGAATCAAAACTTCTTCTGTACCATGTGTCTCTGTTGTTTGGTATTCTTCTATTTGTTTTTGTTTCTTCTTGATATCTTCTTCAGTTCTCTTTTCTAAAGTTAACATGTGTTGCTTCTGCAACTCTATCTTATCTTTTAATAAATCTATTTGATAATCTACATCACGTATCTCTACATTGTTTTCTTTCACTCTGTCTTTCAGTAACAGATTCATAGTAGAGAATACCTGTATGTCTAGTATGTCTTCTATTATCTCTCGTCTCTGTGGAACAGACAACTTCATAAATGGTACAAACGTAGATGAACCTAACACCACAATCTGTGTGAATGATTTATAGTTCATCTTAAGAACACTGTTCTCAAAATTCTTTTGCTGTTCGTTTACTGAACTCTCTTTATCCCACAACACACCATTACAATATATCTCTAGTTTTGTAGGTTTAATTCCTCTAACTACTCTGTAGTCGTTCTTTCCTATAGTAAATGTAATCTCAGCAACACAGTCTTTCTCATTAATACTATTAACTAGCATTGACTTACTAATTTTACGGAATGGTTTTCCAAACAAAGAAAAAGTAAGAGCATCTAAGATAGTGCTTTTTCCTGCTCCGTTACTACCAACTATTAAATTTGTTCTCTGACTTGTCAGGTCAATCTCACTAAACACATTTCCCGTTGAGAGAAAATTCTTCCAACGAATCTTTTCAAAAATTATCATACTAAATTATCAGGTGGTATCAATAAATCATCAGGGGTAATGACAGTGAATGGTTGTCCTCTTTGTTGACATGCATCTATTATAACATGATCTTCCATTTCCACAACCTCCATTTTAGGATATGTCACATTTTCTTCTAGTTGGAGTAAATATCTGTCAGCATCATCCTCTAACTGGAAGATAGGTATGACACGCTTATCTTCCTCATCATACACAGAATATACACCGTCTGGTTGATTTGCTAAAGTGAGTACGAACATTAGGTGATGTTACAACTTTCAATATATAGGGATCTCATGACACTCTTAAGTGAAGATTTGTCTACCGCAATATCCACCTCATCAATATATTCATTGAGAAGTGTCATGGTGTCTTTAGTTTCAAGATGCACATCATCTATGTCATCTGAGTCAACTAAGATCTCTACGATCTTGACATCATGTGCTCCTACGTTGTATAGACGATCAACCAATGTTTCAAACATTTGGTAGTTTCGTTTTTCGTCAACGATGATTTTGATGAACTTGTCTTTATAACTAGACACATTAAGTTTGTTGTAGTCGTGGTTTGCGTCATCGTAAACGATCTTTTCAAATATCTCAAACGGGTTCTTATAAAATCTAAGTCTGTCAGTTTCAGTATCATATATGTGAAATCCACGAGAAGATTTGTAATCATTCCAGAACATCTGATAAGGGTTACCTAGGTATTGTACATTACCACGTTTAGATCTGTGATGGAAATGTCCTGACCATACACGATCAAAGTTTTTAAAATCAGAGACAGAGAACCCACCTTCAAAATGCATACCTGGCGTGACTTCAAAACCATCAACTTCCATGTGACTACACATGATCTCTCCACCTTTCTTTATCAAATTTGAACACTCTTCTTTGTTTTCTGAATTTATCCAAGGCATCATTAAAAACTCTTTACCACCAACAAAGATGGTCTCTGGTTCAGTATAGATTTTTATATTACTATAGTTTTCTAGTAACAATTCTGGAGAGTTAATTTTATTTGTATTCTTATAGTATGTGCAATGATTACCTAAAAGCATATGCACTTCATAATTTTTTAGTTGATCAAAGTAATTAGTCTTAATTCTATTAA